CATAGCCTGAACGCATCTCCCTGCCCGCACGCTCCCATGCTTCCTCGGCGATTTCCGTGAAGTCAAGATTAAAGAGGGTGGAGCCGGTAGTTGTCATTTTTTAGCAGTCTTTGCAGATTGGATAAAAGCCTGAGCAGTGGGTGCGCCTTTAGATCCGGGCTTACGCATCTTCTCTTTAGACCCAGCGGCGATACGTTTTTGCTTTGCGTGAATATTGGCATACAAGCCAATAGGCCCGCCATCTTTCATGTAGCCCATTTTGTTACGCACGTCGGTTGGCAACTTGGCTAAACCCGGATTTTCTCCAGAGTCAACTTCTTTTAAAGATCCGCCTGTGGCCATTTTTTTAGGTTTAATACCGGCTTTTTTCATAGCAATAGCGGTTGCAGCTTGTTTGGCTAACCCACCTTTAGCAAACCTATGAGTTAGATTAACGCCAAAGCCTTTGACATTTGGGCCACGCTTGTTTAGGCCGCCATCTAAATAACCTTGCAAAGAAGTGTTATCACCCAACTGCTTCTCGGCAGTTAAACGACCTGACAACTCTTTTTGTTTAAGGTTTAAACGTGGACGTTGTACACCAAACTTAACATCGCTGGCTGCCCCTTCAACTTCGCCGCCTTCATCAAACTGAGTAAAGTCAGTATCATCCTTGCGTGCCTTCCTAGCACCCTTGGGCATTTTGTTTGGAGACATTGCTCCCATTCCACGGCTTGCCATCATATTTAGCACATCTTTCCACGGGTTTTACCCCGTTGAGCAATACCATCGGCAGCACGAACAAAACCGCCTTTTTTGTAACCCATAGATTTAATCTTCTCACGATCTTGGGTGTCTTTCACTTCTTGCTTGGCTTCTTCAAGAACACCAAAGTTAGCAGGCTTTTTCACTCCACGAGACTCACGCTTCATTTCAGCGTCAGATTCACGTTTAGCATCAGCGGCCTTCTCACGTTGGGCAGCATTGCGGTCACCCTCTCCAACTCGGCTTGCAACTAAAGCAATACCGGCTGGAATACCCATGCCCGCAGCAATATTGCTCATAGTATTGTCAGCTTTTTTACCGGTGTATTGTGGGATGTTATACCCACCCCCTCCGCCAGAGTTTGGTTTATCGTCAAGTCTACGTCTCATGATAGTTCCTTAACAAATTTTGCAACGAGTCTTGCCTTTTGTGGCAATACCGTCAGCACGTTTAGACGCAGATGAAACCATTCCACCGGAGGCATACTTTTTCACTGCACCGCCACGCTTCTTGGCGGTGACATCGGTTACGTCCGAATCTTTACGTGGGCCGCTCAATCTTTTCTTATCCATTCCAATTTCTTTTATGGCTGGAGAGACTTTTGATGCGGCTTTTTTGCCACCCCTAAGCAATTTATATAAGCCAGCCGCACCCGCGCCAATACCGGCAGTAACGCCTAATGCATTCATTGCATTTTCAACATTACGACTAGTTTCTGAAGAGTTAATTTTTTCGCCTTGAGGTGCTTTAGTAGATTGACCGGGAATCTTAGCGGCGGCAGATTTTTCTTCATCACGAGGGCCACCGTGCGTAGCAACGGGAGGGCTTGTACCAGCATCGCTACGCATACCGCGCAATGGGCCTGCGTATGCAGGAGGCTTATTGGCCAAGTCACTGCGGTTGGGGCCAGTATTACGCAACGGAGGAACTGGCGTGGCAGCGGGTTTAGCAGGCACTACAGGCTTGGTGGCCGCAGGACGTGTGGGTTTAATTGTTTCACTTGAGCTAGTGTTTGAGCCGTAGTCTGCATACATAGGATCAGACAAGGGACGTGAAGAAGCGGCAGGCATAGCAGGGGCTGCGGGCATAGGTTGATTAACCGATACCGCCTCACCGCGATCACGGCCACGGCCAGCACCAAAACGGTTGTATGCTTCTGAACCGGGCTGATCAATATTTCCCATGCGGATACGCTCAAAGAAGCCTACAGGAGCTTCTTTGTTTGACATCTCTAGGCCACGCTTTTTAGCAGCGGCTTCCATGGGATCCATTTCACCCATAACTTCGCCGCCACCTTCGTAGCGTTTAAACTTCTTCATTGGTTTTTTGGTAGCCATATCAACTCCTTAGCAGGCCATTCCGCCCTTGTTCATGGTAATCATTGTGCCCTTGGTTTTACCCTTAGTAGCACAGCCGTCTGCTGCACGGGTGTAACCACCCTTTGCAAGTTTGGTCATGGGCTTGCCTTTGTGCAATCGGCTCTCATGTTTGTTAACAGCCTTTTGCATCATGGCCTTGTCCATCTTGACATCTTTATGTTTCATGATTATTTCCCCGCTTGAATAAGCTGGTCAATCTTTGCTTCAAGTTTGTTAAAGCGTTGATCAATGTGGTTTGTAATGCGATCCACTTCTGCTTGAGTAACGTTATCACGGGCAACCTCCTCGCGTGTCTTGTTTAAGAGAATGCTTATACGAGCAAGCTCCCTGAACTTTTCGTTCATCATGTAGGCAAACAATCCCATCACTAAAGACAGAATAGCAGACCATGCGGTGTTTAGATCTAACAATTCCAAGCCCTCAAAGATTTATTGATCCGTGAATTCGGGTCGTTGGCTGTCTTGGCGCTTGTTAACTTCTTCTTCATGCCACTCATCCTTGCACAAAAGGAGTCGCGCCGTGAGCCGCCTTCCGGCTGGGGAGGTTTCAAGTTCATACCTTGCGCTTTCGCGGAGGCCCGTCCCTTGGCGTTTAAACCACCCTTCTCGGACTTGCCTTCTTTCCTCTGCCATGCTGGAGACTTAGCCATAGAACACCACTGCGGTACAGTTAGCACCAATTGTTACAAGCAAGCTTGTTTCACAAAGTACGCCTTCACCCGGAATCCAAATGTCATCCGAAGCTTGCCCCGCAATAATAAAAGTAAACAATGTAGTTGCACCATCTTTGACAGCAATACTGGTAGCACCAGAGGTGCTGTACCAAATGCCTTTAAAACGAGCGCGTCCATTGAACACGGTAGTAGTTGCGTTAGCTACGCAATCTTTACCGATTACATCTGTCTGCATCATAATCAATCTCCTTTAAAAAAGGGGCCGAAGCCCCTTGGGTTGATTAGGAGTTAGCGAATGGCGTGGCAACAGTGCCTGTGCCTAACACCATGCCAGTGACCATGTACTTGTTAGCGGCAATGGCAACGATTTGAACCCATGAACCTGCAACACCACCAGTGGTAGTGCCGTTCAGGTTAATGAAGTCATTAGCAGCGGCGGCGTTAAAGCCAACCAATGCTGCGCCGTCAGTATCAGCGTCGTTCATCACAATTGTGCCAACGTACTTGTCAGTACCGTTAGTGCCAATCTTCAACGAGCTAGTGGCGATTGTTGTAGGAACCCAGATGGTGTAAACAACACCTTCGTTGTTTGCTGTGCTTGGGTCTTGACCGGGGCCAGATGTGACGGAGTTAGCCGATGTGTTAATGGCTGGCAATGTCAAAGTCAGTGCAGCAGCCAATGTGCCACCAACAGAAATAATGCGACCGCCATGAGCTTCTGGGCTTAATGTGGTGCTTGCTGTGATTTCAACAATAGTCGCTGGGCCTTGTTGATAGATGCCGCCCAATGAACGAACTGGGCCTTGAAACGTAGTGCGTGCCATGATGTATTCCTTACATGCAAGTTTGGGTGTTCTGTCTGCATGTCGTCAGCCGGGACTGTCAGAACACCGGATAAGCCCGGATTAACATGTTTATACCACTGTGTTTAAACCAATGCAACAAAAAAAGGGGCCGAAGCCCCTTTCTTTTTTTTGATGCCTATTAGGCTCCGGGTGAACCGAAGATGCCCAAAGGATCAGATACGCCGAAGCTGTAACGCTCACGGGCTTTGTAACGGACGTTGCCGGTATCAAAGTCACCGTCCATGCCAGTAGACATGGGGGTACGTACAAAGTGCTTTAAGCCGTTAGGCACATCTGTAGACAGGAACCAAGCATTGGGATCTGTCAGATAGTGGTTAACGGTGTAGCCTTCAGGGATTGAACCATTGTTCTTCAATGCGTTAATGTCATTGTCGGCTGTAGAAACACGGAGTTCGGTTTCAAGCAAACGTGTAGACACGAACATCAAAGCTGGAGGAACAATCAACTTTCTAGGTTTAGCAGCAATCAGCAAACCACGCTCATCTGTCCAAGCAGCGATCTGAATAACGGCATTCTCAAGAGAAGTCTCATTCAAGTCGGAAGGAGTAGCTGGAGTGTTACTGTTCGTGCCACCAGAAACCAAGGGGTGAGCGGTAGAGCAAAGCACCACGCCGTCGCCATATGTTGGGCCGCCAGAAAAGGCGTTGTTCAACACAAAAGCGGCTTTAACCTGCTTGGTGTAAGCCATACCACGGGCCAAAGCCTTGGTATAACGTGAAGACAAGCTGTCATACAAGTTATCTTCCACTGCTTCCTCTGTGATGGAGAAGCCCATCGCAATGGTTTCGTGGGTGTAACGTGCAGTGAATGCTTCCTGTGCATTGTCATAAGCGATGGCAGAACCCTCGTTTTTGACTGGTGCAGCAGCAAAGCCTGACAGTTTTGTCTCTTCTTCAAAAGAACGCTCAGAAGTCTCTGTTTCGTAGATTTCTTTGTGCTCTTCGCCGTAGCGTGCATACTCAAGGCCGAACAAAGCGTTCAGGCCGGGAAGCAACTCTTTAAGTAGTTGTGCGCGTGAAATAGCCATGATTTAGCTCCTTAGATGCCAACGGCGTTAGTGAAAGCAGAAGCGCCGGGATTGAACTTCACAAGCACTTCAGTGTATGTGTCGGTCAATGGGGAGGCGAAACCAATGATCTTGAACGCAGCGGCAGTCGTTACAACTGTGCTCTCCAAGGCGCTGGTAGAGTTACCTGTACGGGTAGAACCTGTAGAAGTAGACTGTGCAGCAGCAAAGAAGGTGTTTGCGCCAAGAGCGGCTTGAGTTACTTGGCCATCCAATTGAGCTTGGAAAGTAACGTTAGGGTCAGTGATCACGTATGCAGTCACCACGCCGGTTGTGCCGGAGGGGTAGTACTGGCCGTAAATCTGCTGGCCTTGTGAGTTGATGTATGAAGCACCAACAAACACGCCCCAAGCACCAATACTAGAGCCACCAAGGTTGTTGGTAGTCAAGTCTGCGCCAGTAGCGGTAGACAAAGCGATATAACCGTCTGCATCGATGAGAACTACTTGACCATAAAACAAGTTAGTTCCAGCGCCGCTGGTTGGGTTAATCAAATACTGACTCGTAGCACCGGCATAAGGCATACCGTCGTTACGATTGATGGGGCGTAGCCCATAGGGAGCATTGGTAGTTGACATTTAAGTCTCCAAAAAATTTAATTACCGTCTTCCGAAAGTTACCTCAGAGCTTCGTTCTTTGAACAAAGGCATCTTAGGATGGCTTTCGCGCATGTAGGTGTTGTCTACTGACTGCATCTGCCCGTCAGAAATTTTCTGATAGTGGGCGTTCCGCTGGTCAACAAACTCAGAAGGGGTCTTGCAAAGCAACAGTCCACCAATCTCAATTCCATCTGGAAAGCGCCCGTTAGGGTTGCTCAACAGTTGGAGTCGGGGTTGATCTGCGGATTTGACAGGCTCCCAACCTTCGCGTAATTTTGAAGAAATGTTTGACGGATCAGGATTGTTTAAATTAGCAAGGCGAATCCACCTGAATGCCCAACCAGCTTCTGGTTCGGGATCTGGCAGCAACGAAGCGGGAGCCCATTTCGAAGGGCGCTCAAAACTTGCACGGGACTCTGTAGCTCTTTTTTCACGAATTTGTTCAGCCATTTTCATTCCTTCTCAATATTGCGACCTCACGAGCATAGCGTTCCAAAGGAAGGCCTAGCCGCTTGGCAATAGCCACTTCCGAGGCAGACAATGTGATCTTTTTAGGAGCCACACTGCGTGTCGCAGAAGCAACAACGTTTGATTTCCTACGCTGCGTCGTATCAGCGGGTTCCGCAGACTCAAACTTATCTGGGAACACTTGACGCAATCTACCGTTGATGCGTCTGTAGTATTCGTCACTCTGAGGATCCATGCCCTCATCATTAACCAGCTTTTCATGCACCGCCAGAGCGAATCCGGTCATTTCCTTGTCAGTACCAAACCATTTATTGGTTTTTTGCCATTCAACAGCTTTAGTATCAACGCGGGGTGCTTGCTGATATTCGGGTTGTACAACAGTTTTTTCCTCTTGTAAAGGGGCAGGCTTAAAATTGTTTACACGCTCCGCTTTCATCTTGGCGGTGGTCATGTCCTCCTGAGCCTGTACTAAAGCATCTGCGTCCCCTGACTCGTATGCTGCTTTGTACCGGTCTTTGGCTTCCTTGACCTCTTGTGCAACAACCCTCTTAGCCTGCTCCAGTAGAGCGCTTTGACTGGTGTGTACGTTGTTTTTCAGTTTCTGATTTTCTTCATAAACTGCCTGAGCAATGCGAATTGCCTCCTCTTTCTCGCGTATTGCAGCCTCTTTAGCCCTGCGTTCGTCGTGATAACCCTTGGTAAATTCACGAAGTTTGTTGCGATCTTTTTGAGAATAAGCGGCTAATTCTTCATCTGTTGGCTCTTGCGGAGGAGTTTCCATGGGCGTTCTGCCCTTGTCCTCATCCGGTGTGTCATCGACGATCTCTATTTCCGGCTCTTCTTTGACCTCTTCAGGCTCAGGCTCTACGACCTTGCTACCCAAACGGCTCTGTTTTGCCTCGATTTCATCGGGAAACTCAAATTCTGTTTTTTCCATTTCAGCCATGGTTTCTCCTTAGTAGGGACGTTGAATGCCGCGAGGATCTTGGACTACCGCCTCTACGCTGTCGTCGTTGATCAAACGCCACTCAGTACCATGAATCTTCATCCGTGTACCGCTGTTAGGGCGGGTAATGATGAAGTCTCCGACCTTGCATGACGCTCCTGACGGGAATCGTTTCTCGTCTTTAAACGCATCTGGGCCGATTTTTGCCACAAACAACACTGGAGAAAGAATCTCTTCGTGGTGCATCATGGTTGCGGATTTCAAGATTCCGCTATCACCCATCTCTTCTTCTGCTTTCGGAAGCATGCAAAGGAGGTGATATGTCGAGGGATCGGGCACTTGCTTGGCCTTCTCCTCGTTGGATTTGTTGAGCACGCCCGACAAATCAACTGCACTGACATCGTATTCAGTCATCTTCATATCTTTCAAGTTTTCGAACAAGGTCAACAATTAAAGTCTGTGCGTACAGTAGACCCCGAATTTGGCCGCACATCTCTCGATAGGCTGGGTAGTCATTAGCTGCCCCGCCCCCAAGACTTTCGAGAAGGGTTTTCTCCTTCTCACGAAGATCAGATAAAAGATATTTGAAAGCCTGATCTCCATCCATGATTAACTACCTCGTTTAAACAGGTCAACTTGCACCTTTTGGTTGTTTTGCTTTTCTTGAGCTTGCATACGAGCCATGTCGAGTTGAGCCTGCGTGTCGATCCGCTTGTTCTCAAGTTCGAGTTTGGCTTTACCAAGTTCAATGTCGGCGGCAATCTTCTGCGCCTTAGTCTGCTCTGCCTGACCCTTAAGCTGGAGTTCAGCTTGTTGCATCTGGACGAGCGGATCTTGTGCTTGCTGTTGGGCTTGCTGTTGTTGCTGGTTAGCTTGGTTAAGCTGGAGCAACTGGGCGGAGCCTTGAGCAACCAGACGAGACAACTGGACTTCGATGTCTTCTGGCAATTTGGAGTCTGGCGCGGGCAACGGCACACCGACTTGCTCTTCGACCTTCTTGCGGTACAAGAATGCCAAGTGCTCTGCAATGTGAGCCATGGTTGCAGCTTGGATCTTCTGAGCCATTGGGTTCTGGCCGATCTGGGCTGCAATCATTGGATCCTGCATGAACGCAGTGTGCGCTGCAATATGAGCTTCTTGATCCTGATAGATGAATGCTTTGGTAGGCTTTCCGTTGAGGAATGCCATGTTCTCGCTGATTGGATCCTTAGGCGTTTGGTCATCTGCGCCGGGGATCAGTTTCTCTGCGTTCTTGACACCTAGAACCTCAATCATCTGGCGGTGCAGCAAAGGCAGGTCATAGATCTGTGGAGCACCCTGAGCTAACTGGATAACAGCCTGATACTGCATGATCCTTTGAGCCATCGTCGAACTGTTGGGATCTGATACAGGAATGACCTCAACCATGTCGTAGTCAGACTGCTTGACCTGTTTGTCATTACCCTGTGGGTCGTACTCATACTCGGCAGGAGAGTAGTCCCGAATGATTCCTTTGAGCAGTTTAAACTCTTGCTTCATTGAATAATGAACACGGGCTTGGACTGCTCCCATGGTCTTCAATGTTCTTTCAAGTAACGCTAAAGTTGTACCGACGGGAGCGTTGGCGCTCATGTCAGAGATCTTCATGTCTGAGATAGAACCCAGACGGCGGCCTTCTTCCGTGATCCTATCAAGCAGAGTTAACAAAGTGCCGCTTGGCTCTTTGTAAGGCAGCATCATGATGTTGTCTTTGATGACACCGCTTGGTACATCCACATCCCTGAACTCACCGGGCTGGATTGGTGTGTCGTCGCCTTTGATACGAGCACCACGGGCTTTCAAGCCGCCGGGCAAGTTAGCTAACGTACCTGCGTCCACCAGTTGACGGATCAAAGATGTGCCTGCGCGGGCGTATCCACCGATGATGTGGATCAGACCCATTCCGTAGAAGCCAAAGCCGGGGATGTAGCAGTAGTCTACAAAGTGCTGGCGCTTGGTCTTCTTGGCATCGTCTTCTAGGTAGTTACGACGAATGGCAAGGATCTTGTTAGTTCCGCGATCAATTGTGATGACATAAGGCAGGCCAATGCCTGTCTCTTCACCCTCAGAATCTGTATCTTCAAAGCCTTCTAAGTCCCAATATGCGTGGACTTCCAAAAGCTGATAGCGGTCGTCGTCTGTGGCTTTGTAACCTTGTTGGTCAGCTTTCTTCTTCTCAATGTCTGAGAGATGCTGGACAGGCTCACCTAGGTCTATATCCCGATAGAAACCGCTCACCTGTAGGCGACGCATTTCATTCTTGGTCTTACGCATTACATGCGTTACCCGTTCTGCGTTCTGGAGATTAGAAGCACCGTACGGGACAATCATGTCTTCAGCAGGAATAAACACTGCGACCTGACGCTCCATGGCTGGATCGTAGTAGACCTTCTTGAATGCTGCACCGGACAGACCTAAGGAGTAGAGCATCCGTTCGTGTTCTGGACGGTACTCAGGCATCTCCTCTGTAAGCTTAAAGTTCATATCAGCCTGCACACGCTCGGCTGCTTCTTCTTTCAAGCGGTCAATTGCACCGATGATCTCTGTCTTGACAGGGCCAGCGGCAGGGAAGGTTTCCATGATGGACTCGGATTGGAACCGAATCGCAGCTTCTGTAAGCACCGTTGAATAGACTCCACAGGCTCCATTCCATGGTTCTGTGCGTTCTTCGTAGTTTACGCCTAGGACTTCCAAGCCTTTGACAAAGCTTTCTGCCCAGTCTTTTCTAGAAGCAATGTCGGCTTCTACCAGTTCTACGAGTTCAGAGGCAATCTTGCCTAGCGCACCGTCGTCAAGGATTTCTGCGAGGTTGTCATCAAAATCGCTGTCGTATTCTGAGGTTGGTTCTAGAATAATCTCAACGCTTTCCTCTTCCACAATTAGGGGATCGTCTAATTCAACGTCCACGCCAATGTCTTGAAGCAGGTCTGAAAGACCCATAGGTGCTTGGCTGATTGCTTTGTCGATACTCATGTGAGTCCTTAATAATATTCCATGCGTCTGCGATATACAGGCTCATCTGGCTCATCAGAATCGATGGAAATGAACCCGCCTTGACGGAATCTCATCAGAGCTTGGCTTGAGGAGTCAACAAGGTCGTCATGATCGCCGTTGGGGAAGGAAGCCAGTTCATCCATCACTTCTTCAGCCCAACGAGTCTCTGGACACCAGACAACACCTGAAGCAAACAGATCGGAGATTGCGTTTACACGCGAGATCTTATCGTTTCCTTTGCCCGGTGTAAACTCAGACAGAGGGATTCCCATCTTTCGCATCTCATAGATGAGCGGAGCACCTGCTGCACGCTTCTCCACGATCAAAGTATCTGGCTCCCATTCCTTCCAAAGTTCCAAAGCCATCTTCTTAAGCTCTGGAAACTCCATGCGTTGTTTAAACGCATCCAGAAGGATGATATTTGGCCTCATGTCGCCTTGTTTGTTCGGGTGTTGGAAGACACCCCATGTTGTGCAGGCTGAATAGTCGGCTCGGTTGTTCTTTTCAAAGGCCGTATCCCAAGATTGGATGATGTATTCACACTGCGGGGGTGTATCTTTCTCCCAGATCGACCATTGTTCGCGCTTAATGATCGCGCCTTCTTCAGAGGTGGGGTTCTGTTGGTACTGGGCTTCCCATTTAGCGACTGGAAGCTCTGCTTTTAGGGCTTCTAACGCTGTTTTTGACCAAAAAGCGGGCCATAAAGGCGTTCCAGAGGGCATGATTGCCGGAAAATCGATGATTTCCCACTGATCTACGCCATCTTTTCCTGCGTTTTTGAGAATTTGACCTGTTAAGTCACGTTTCGACCAGCGAGTCATCACAATAATGATGGCTCCGCCCGGCTGTAAACGCTGCCGAGGGCCAGATGTGAACCACTCATAGACATTATCAAACACCGCAGGGTTGCCTTGCTTGGCTTCCTGCTCCGAATGAGGGTCGTCAATGATTAAGAGATCAGCGCCCTTACCTGTAACAGCGCCGCCAACACCGATAGCGAAGTAATCGCCACCCATATGAGTGTTCCAGCGACCTGCGGCCTTTGAATCACTTGATAGCTTTGTATCAAATACCTTTTGATAGTTCTCTGAAGAGACAAGATTACGAACCTTTCGTCCAAAACCGGTAGCAAGTTCTGCGGTGTGTGCAGTCTGAATGATCTTCTTCTCAGGAAACTTACCCAAGAACCACGACGGGAGCAGATAAGAAGCAAACTCAGACTTGGTATGCCTAGGAGGCATGTTGATGATCAACCTCTTAAGGTCGCCCCTAGCGACCCTTTCAAAGGCATCGGCCATGATTGTATGGTGCTTGCCAGAGATGAAGATAGGCCACATCTGCTGGACAAAGAACAGGTACGACTCCTTACAGCGTTCAACCCTATCAAACTCCAAGAGCTTCTGAACCTTGGCTCTTTCTGCGGGGGGAGCAGTGTCAGCAAACGTTAAATAGGCTTCAATCTCTTTGCGGGTCAGTAGGCTCATAACGCAGCCATTTCTTTAACAGACTTATCCACAAGCTTAATGGAATGAAACTTATAAGGACGGATAGTCAGATGGCCATCCTCTTTCAGCCGGTGGACGATCCTGTGCACATTTGATTTAGAACTCAATCCAATTCCTTTAGCAATAACTTCATAGGACGGGGGCACTCCGTGCAACCTTATATAGGCACGTATGAACTCTAAAACTAATTGGCGGTGCTTGGTCATGTTTAAACGGCTGGAGACTACTGGACGACAAGAGCCAGCATTAAGACGTTCAATACCCATGCGTACAGGTTGTTGGTGGCCCAATCGCTAGCAGGGTGCTTCCCTCTAGCAGGAGCGTGGGTAGGTTATGTCAGCCGCAAAGCCCTCACGATGCGACGTAGCCAAAGCGTCCCTTGGCGATTTCCTGTTTCCACCAACACGGCTGGGGACTGTTGGCCTGCCCTGAGAACCCCCAGAGCCAATCCCCATGCGTGTTAGTGTTGGTGGCTCACATAAAGCAGTGTGCTTTTTAGCATTCGTCCGATTGTTACATCTGTATTGGCGCTAACCCAATACACCACCAACGGGCCAGAGTATACATTAACTTTGAATTAAAAGAAACCCTACAATTTACTCAGGTTTGTGTTGCATTGGTTTTTAACTACGTGTTAAGATGCGCCCACGCTGATACAGCGGTTAAGGAGAAATCAAATGGAAAAGCACCTACCCTTCACGACCAAGTCTGGTCTTCGCATTGGCTGTATGTACAGCCCTCCCCAACGTAACCACATGAGCGCTGATGCTGAACGCATTCAGATGGCTCTGCTTGGCATCGAGCCTGAGTTCTCTCAGCGCCGTGTTGCTGGCTGGGTTGCGTACATCGTCTTTCTGGCAGTACTCGTTTCAACCTTGGTTGCGTTAGGGGTCTGAGATGACCAGAGAAGACATTATTTGTATGGCGCAAGAGGCAGGATTGATTGGCAAGCCAATCTTTACAGAAGGTTTAGAACATTTTGCCAACCTTGTTGCGTCTGCCGAACGTAGCGCGTGTATTGATTTACTCATGGGGTTACATGAAGCCCAAAGTAACAATGGCGCTCACAACTATTACCACTTTGCCTCGAACGCCATCAAGGAGTTAAGAGGCAAAACCATCACCATCAAAACCAAACAATTTAAATGCACTGGTTGTCAAGGCAAATGGCATAACTCAGAAGATGCCAAGCATCATTCATGTAAGGATTTCCAATGAACAAAGAACAATTACTTGACCAATTTGCAATTGAGGCAATGAAGGCAATTCAACGTCAAGAGGGTATGGTTGCTGTGCATAACGTAGCACTACGCGCTTATGGAATTGCAGAAAAAATGTTGGAATGCAGGCAAACGGTTTTAGACAATTGGGCATTGAAGGATGCAATTGTTGAAGATGGCATTGAAAAACTTGAATTGACTGTACGGTCTGAGCACTGTTTAAAAGCTGAGGGCATTTACACCATAACGCAACTGCTCACATACTCTGATATTGGCTTGCTTAGGGTACCTAATTTGGGACGCAAAAGCCTTAGAGAAATTATTGAGCAATTAGATGCACGTGGATTGAAGTTAAGGGGGCAAGCATGAACGACAAAGACTTCGAGCGCCTCTACATCATTGTGTTTGTAGTTGGTTTTGCCATTTCCCTATACGACCTTTTTATCTGGAGACCCTAATGAATTTACAAGACGTACTCTGGTTTGACACCAGCAAGGGTCGCATTGGTGTGCTGATGGTGCTTGACTGGCACACAGAACAGCTTCACTACTACCTTGGCATCGCTGATGGCATGAATGCCAACATCGACATCAACCACATCTATAACGGTGGCATCAAGCTCCCTGATGCTGTGGGCATGAACTTCTTCTTTGGGGAATCAGAGTGATCACCATGGCAACAAATCAAGAGTACGAAGACTGGAAAAAAGACCCTGTGTTACAGCAGGAATACACACAATATTTACTTGAGGAAGCACAAAAAACAGACCCCAAAGCAATTGAATTTATCAACCAATTTACTAGCCAATTTAACGAAATCTTTAAGGAAAAAACATGAGTTTTATCGTAGAAAACACGTCCACTGGTGGCGACTTCAAACCAGTACCCGCAGGTCTTCACCTTGCACGTTGCTACCGCATCATTGACCTTGGAACCCAGCGTTCTGAGTACGAGGGCATTGAGAAGCACCAGCGCAAGATCATGCTGGGCTGGGAACTGCATGGCAAGGACGATGAAGGCGACGAGCTGGTGACAGACCGTGGTGACCCCCTTGCCATCTTCAAGAACTACACGCTGAGCTGGAACGACAAAGCTAACCTGCGCATTGACCTCCAGAACTGGCGCAACAAGCCCTTCACAGAGGAAGAGATGCGTCGCTTTGACATCCAGACCATCTTGGGTGCGTGGTGCATGTTGACCGTGATCCAGAGACCGGGGAAAAACGGCAAGCTCTACGCCAACGTCAAGGCTGTCTCTCCTGTCCCGTCTGTCATCAAGTCCGCAGGTCTTCCCCCAGCGATCAACGTGAATCAAGTGTTCCGTTTGGCTGACCCTGACCTCGAGCTGTACGAGACCTTCGGTAAAGGGCTCAAGGCGATGATTGAGGCTTCACCTGAGTGGCAGGCTTACCAAGGCAAAAAAGGCGCTCCAAACCCCGTTAAAGCCCCTTCTAGCGGCTTTGACGACATGGACGACGACTTGCCCTTCTGATCATGAAAAACGAACGGGACGAATTAACACTTGACCTGTTTGGGGGGCACCTGCCCCCACCTACGGGCTTACAGCTTGGTCACGCCTTGGCAAAGGTTGCGGCTGATAACGCTGGTGAGGACTGGAAGAAGATTGCCTACGAGACGTTTGTCCAGTATGCACGTATGCACCACGAGTTCACCACAGAGCAAGTCAGGGCTGACAGTTTGGACGTTCCAGCACCTCCTGAGCCTCGTGCTTGGGGTCTGTTTTTTGTGCTTCCTCAAGTAAATATTGTGTGTAT